TCAACATACTGCTGGTATCTTTCTTCACCTAAGAACTTAGAACCGAATTTACTTGATGGCATTCCTTTGCTTTTGTTTTAATTCTTCTTCTTCAAGATGATGTTGTAATAATGCAACGTAGATGTCTCGTTCCCAAGGCATCAAGTTTTCAATCTCAGTTAATGAATATTTATGGTACTGTATCAAAGCAAAGTTTAGTCTGTAATAGTTCTCCAGATCCATATGGATCAGGGCTATGCGAAAAAACCCGCTAATCCCTCAATTACTACCTCATTTTCTTTCTTGGTCTTTGGATTCTTTACCTTAATTGTATGAGACAACTTAGGCATGGTCTCAAAGAACTTTTCAATCTCCTTGAACTGTGAGGAATTCATCTGCTCAAGAAATTCTACAATCTCTTTCTTAGAACAATCTTCTACTGCCCAAACTTCATCTTCAGTAAAGATTTTATCAATACAAGTTGCAATCAAATCAAATGATTGATCCATTGCATTCTTTTCATTAAAATCAAAGTTGTTTTTAATGAACTGATCAAGAGATGGATACTTCATCTCCATCATAATACTATTATCTACTTTAATTCTATTCGTATGCTCCTCATTCTTTTGAACCTGAATATCATCCAGATTAATTGTGATGGGAACTTGTGTCACACCATCGTCTTGGCATGTTACATTAACTTCAATCTCTTCACCAACAGACTTACCACGAATATTTAAAAACAAATATTCAATATCAAATGTAGGAAGATTCTCTACCTTAATATCTTTTGTCTTGATACAATTCTTGATGACGTTTTTAATCGCAGTTGTTATTTGCTTGGTATCTTCACTCTCAAGAGCAATCACAAGAACTTTCTCTTCTTTTACAAGAAAAGGTCTGTACTCGATCGTTTGTCCTGTTGATGGTAGTTCAAGTTCATATACCGGTGTGGCAATCTTAGGTAAAGGCATGATGTCCTATAGAATTTTTCAGTATTATTATTTATTAAACAAGTCCAGATTGTATGGACCTGAGTTGATCGTTTGCACCAAGCGGAAAATTATTACCAAATAAGTTGGTGAATGATTGTAAGTTAAATTGTGCTTGATTTTGTGGATTGAATCGATTGGCTGGATTAGATCCTCCTTGCGATCCAGTTTTACTTGGAGTCTTCAGTACAATGTACCTGATATAACTCATTGATACACTGACTTTCAAAAGAGATGATGCATCAAACGAAACTGGCATTGAATTAATTGCAATCGGGAATGACCTGATGAATTCATAAGTCAATTGCTGTTGATAGTCTCTCTCAAACTTTATCACTTTCAACCCTTGATCAGCAATATACTCATTGGGATACTTTACCCTATAATTATAACTTCTTGATGCAAGACTTGGCGGTGCTACTGCAATAGGACCTTCTCCACCTGAGAACGGATTTTCATCCTGATTCTCATTCATAATGAAACTAATCCATCCCTCAAAGAAACGAATTGCTGTGTAGTTTTTAGCATCCACATAGAATGTCAGATCAATTCTATCATCAAACTGTCTTCTATATGCATGTTTCTCTGTTACACCAGTGCGATCATTATTATTTTCAAGAGTTACTAACTGAGATCCTGGAAGACTTGCCTCAGAGCATGACAAATTCATACTATCTTGATCGACACCAAGAAATTTTCTAAGTTCTTGGGGAAAAGAAAGTTGCACCTCAAAGTGAGAGGTAAGGGCAGGTCTTAATAAATTAGATTTAATGTCTGATACAGACCTTGGAGTAGGCATCTATAAATAATTTTTAACCTTATATATTATGTATGGCAGAAAGTATCAAGAGCAAATACAAACCATCATATCCAAGTAAATACAAGGGCGATCCTACTAACATTATATGTCGAAGTAGTTGGGAACGCAAGTTTTGTAGGTGGTGTGACTTGAATGAAAATATTTTGCAGTGGGGTAGTGAGGAATTTCATATTCCATACATCTCACCACTTGATCGTAGGGTTCACAAATACTTTCCAGACTTTATTATTAAAGTGAAGGAGAGCAATGGTCAAGTCAAGACTTATGTTATTGAGGTGAAACCCAAGAAGCAAACAAAACCACCAGCAAAGAGAAAGAAAGTTACTCAGTCATACATCTATGAATGTAAAACTTGGGAAGTAAATAAAGCAAAGTGGAGAGCTGCTCAAGAGTTTTGTGAAGATAGAAGAATTGAATTCAAGATCATCACAGAAAACGAGTTAGGTATTAAATGAACCGTATCGAACCCATAAAACAAGACATTCAATCTGAATCTGATGTGAATGATAGAATGGAATTGATAATGTATGCACTGAATGATACTGTAGCACCCATACCAGAAGAAGGAAATATCTGCACCTTTAAATATTATGCAAAGACTCCCAATCTTGAATACGATCAAAATCCATTGGTTGCAGTAACTGATTTATTTAACTGGGGATTTCGTGGAATCAACTTTCACCATCAAGAGTATAGACAATATACGTGGGAAGAGTTAGGAACTCAAGTATACATTGTTCAACAAGATGAACTTGATGATCTACTCTCATTACAATACGGAAAATTTGTCCTAAATAAATAAAAACCACCATATCTGATGGCATCGAAAACATCAAAAGCAAGTGTAGTTGACAGGAAAAGCAAAGGAAAGAGTTACTATAGTAGTGATGTAACTACTCTTGCTGATGGATCGGTTCAGAGACAAACCTATAGAGGCGACTCAACAAAGAATGGAACTTTAGTAAATAAAGTTCTAATTCAAAATGTCACCGTTAATAGTGAAGGAACTGTCACTAAGGATGAGGTGTCATCTAATGCAACTGTTGATGAGCAGAGAGATCTAAGAAATCCAAAGTCCACATTAAGACAAGCAATAAAAAATCAAGTTAATAATGTTACACCTGACCTTAAAGGTGATGGGAATATTGATGGAGTATCAGACTCAACTCTCAACAAGGCTGCACTTGGATCTGGTAACGCTGCACTAAATCAAGTTCAAACATTAGAATCTCTCAATACGACACCAGTTGATACTTCTACCTCTCCATTAGTTTCAAGGGATATTCCAGGCCGGAATAATGCACGATCTTCTTTTGGAAATTATATCTATCCAATAGATCTTGGAAAGACAAAGCAGGATGTAATTAAATTTACAATGCTTGAGTATGTTCCAAAAGACTTTAACCAGAGTGGACAGTTTGGATTCTCTAATAGAGATCCTTTTAGAGACTCCATTGGGAAAAATGGTAAAAGAAATGCCATAGGAACTGTTATCTTACCAATCCCTGGTGGTATTCAAGACAATAACTCTGTCAGTTGGGCGGGACAAAACATGAATGCCCTTCAGGCAGGTCTTGCTAATGTTGCACTTAATACTATTGAAGATCCATCGAAAGCAGCTGGTGCAACTAAGGCAGTTATAGATGCACTAAAAGCAAATTCTGGTGAGGGAAAAACTGCTCTTGCAAGTGTCTTTGCAGGGATGGCATCTGGAACGGGTGGTCAACTCTTAGCAAGAACAACAGGTGCAGTTATCAATCCAAACCTTGAACTTCTTTTCTCTGGTCCTTCACTCAGAACATTCTCCTTCTCATTCAAAATGAATGCAAGAGAAAAAGCAGAGAGTGACGAGATTGTAAAGATTATTAGATTCTTTAAGCAAGGTTCTGCAGTACAGAGAAGTCCATCCAATTTATTCCTTAAGTCGCCTCATAGTTTTGGAGTACAATATCTTCATAGAGGTCCTGGAGACAATAATGAAAACAGATTTATGGGTAGAATAAAGGAATGTGCTCTGCAATCTGTCGGAGTCAATTATACACCTGAAAATAACTATGCAACTTTTGAAGATGGTGCAATGGTATCATATCAAGTGACACTAAACTTCGGTGAACTTGAACCCGTATTCTATGATGATTTCTCAAACATCGATCGTGATACTGATACTCACATAGGTTTCTAAAATGTCAAACTACTTCAGTCAACTTCCAGATTTTCAATACGTTAGTAGACTTCCTGATGCGAAGATCTCTGATTATATTCAGGTAAAAAATTTATTTAAGAAAGGAAAACTGAGAGAAGATATCTTTCAAAGTGTCTCTATCTTTGAAAAGTATCAGATCAGAGGTGATGATAGACCAGACAATGTAGCATTTGATTTTTATGGAGACTCTAATTTAGATTGGTTGGTTCTTGTCTGCAATAACGTCATTAATATTCAGAGTGAGTGGCCACTAAGACAGACCGATTTTGATCGATATATGCTTGATAAGTATGGAGACTATGATACCCTCTTCAATGGTGTCCATCACTATGAAACAACAGAAATAAAAGATGGTAATGGTGTTGTTGTAATGCCAGCTGGTTTTAAAACTGATTCTACATTTGCTTTTTCATATACAGATAGTAGAAGTGATACCTTGTTCAATTTATCTAATATTGCAACATCAGTTACCAACTATGCATATGAAGCACAAGTTGAAGATGATAAGAGAAATATATTTTTACTGAAGTCCAGATATCTCAATATTATTCGTGATGATTTAGAGGAGATGATGACATACAGAAAAGGATCCAGTCAATATAAGACTGAATCCTTGAAAACTGCTGATAATATCAGGTTGTTTATTTAATTATTCTTCAGCAAGTTTCTGGAAGTATGACAGAGCATCATCTTCATCAGAGTCATTAGACTTGGTGGTGATGTCTGGTGCATTAAAGTCAGCAGCAGGTTCTTTTGACTTAAAGTCAGGGGTGAAAGATCCGCGACCCTCACTCTCACTTTCCAGTTCCTCATCATAGCGACGTGGTGTAGACTTCTGTCCCAGTACCATCTTCAAGCGCGTTTGTAGTTGCTCGTAGGATTTGAATTGGTCTGTTGCAGTCAAGGCAGTCAACGAGTACTCTTTTTTCCACAGGGCTTCAAGAGCATCGTCATCATCCAAGAGTGGTGCAGTGCGGTCAAATTCTGACGAGTCATAATTCCAATA